ATGTATTTTTAGAACATGCAAGACATTTACCTTATAATATATTAGAACAAATAAGAGAATTAAATTTAAGAGTTGTTAATGAAATTGTGCCAATTGTAATAACTCAAATTACACAGAGAACAGAGTATTTAAAAACAATTGCAGAACCTAGAAATGTTTTACCATTACCTATAAATGTACATGGTGGTTCGAGACAAAATTTACCATCAGTAACAACAACCTTTGAAACTGATTAAAATTTATTAATTTATAAGTAGTTCACCATTAGACTCATCTTTATTTATTCTATACATTAATATTATACATTGTTTTTGAGATGAAGTCTGAACCTCAGATATATCTACTTCTGAAATTGCTTTATATTGATTTGCTGTATTTACCTGTGTTGGTGCATACCAATAATAAGTTGGTCTACTAATGGGAGATGTTTTTCTCATAATTGCAGTTGAGCCAATTACACGTTGAATATTATTAATTGGTATAGTATCCGCATTAATAATAGATACTAATTCATATGTATCTTTAGTTTTTGGCATTGGTAATACAAAATCAATTACAACCTTACTTAAATGAATACGTTCAAATCCTGCAATAGATGTAGGTAATCGATTTATATTGTATGGCTGCATATCAGAATATCTAATAATATTAACACGTCGATCAATAAAAAAGAACAATACACCATTTGAATAAATAATACTTGTGTCTCGTGTAGAAACAAAACCATTTTCTAAAAACATTTGTGCTTGTGTCAAACCTTTTTCTTTTAGAATATACGGTTCATCACTAATTTCTAATCTAATATTAATCATAGGCACTGTAGTAACCATAGGTCTTACATACTGTTGATACGGATTGAGGATAACATTTTGCATTTTCTGTGCGGTTGTTACTACAAGTGTTGGTCGGAATGAAAATGCAGCTAATAATCGCTTAAGAATTGTTCCATCATAACGTCCATATATTAAATCAGGTGTATCAAATTTATTAGCTCTGCATATATCAATTGCACTAACAAACTCACGGAAACCTGGTGTATAATATTGACCATTACGTAAATTAACTACAGAGGCCCATAATTGGTTCTGAACTAATGCGCGATTTAATAAATCTTGCATTGATGATTGAGAATCACAAACAACATCATTATGGTCATTAGTCAATGCGTAAAATAATTCATAATCAGGTCTGTTATTTAATCGTTCATTATTATAACGTGCCTTAACAATTCCAGCAATATTAGAATATAAGAAATGATCTTCTAATTTTTGAATTTTTGGAATAAACATACCAACTATTACTGGATGAATTGCATCAGTTCGTTTGTGTCCATGTTTTGAATCATATACTCCTTCCATTGCTTCATTATCAAATGGGTCATATTGCATAGACTGAATAATTACCTGCGAGTGTAATGGTTTAGACATTGCATGTAATTTTAATATTTCTTGTAAATATTTAAAATCTGTATCATTAAATTTATTATCGGCTTCTTGGAAATCATTATTTATAGCCCCTAGTGCTTTTGTCATATTATTTCGTGGTATCATTATTTCAGGCGATCGTGCTCCAATAAGTTCTTGTTCATAAATTCGCTGAAATTCCGAAAATTCATCCTCTGTTAATCCATGTTTTACTTTATATAAACGTGCTTTCTCTAATAATATATGATATGGATAATTTGAGTTAGCATATTTTTCTCGTATTAAATGAACAAACTTTTTTGCTTTCTTTACAATATAATGATGTTTTTCATTATATGCTTCAAATATTTTATCCACTACACCTGAATCACCATATTTTTGTAATAACTTTGTAAATGTATCACGTGAAAGTGTTTTATTTTTATGAAATAAATTTTGAACTTCTTGTTCGATATTACCCGCATTACTAGATGATTCTCGTTTTGAGCGATTACGATTTTCCATACTTTATATATATATAATTAGAAATTTTTTTTTATAATTAATTTTTAAACTTTTTTAAATTGATTATATTATAAAGTTTAAATTTTATATTCATTTAATGAATAATTTATCTAAAAATATAAAAAATAATGATTTATGGATAAATAAATATAAACCCCAGACTGAAAAACAAATTATTGGAAATCAACTACAAATTAATAATTTTAAAAATTGGTTATTACAGTTGAGTTCTAGTAAAGAGATTGATGGAGTAAATTCTAATAAATCTAACTATGGAATCATTATTTCTGGTAATCAAGGTTTAGGTAAAACACTAACCGTTTCATTAATATTACATAATCTTGGTTATATTCCTAGAATTATAAATCCTAATCAAATTAAAGATCATCGAATATATGACGATTTTAATGATTATTATAATTTTACAAATTCTATTTACTCTAAAATACAATTCAGTGCTAATAAAAATAAAAAAATAGCATTAATATTTGATGAAACTGAAAATATTACATTAACAAGTGAAAAAAAATATATTTTAGATATTTATAAAGAAAATAATAAATTAAAAAGTTTTCCTCTTATTTTTATATCAAATAATCAACATTCAAAATTATTAAATGATTTAAAAAAAGCATGTAATGAAATTATTTTTACTAATCCTACAACAGATGAATTAATAACATTTATTAAATATATTTGCACTAATGAGAATTTAAATTTTGAATCAGATACTTATATAGATAAATTAATTAATTTTGCTCAAAATGACATTAGACGTCTTATTAATTTATTACAAGAGTTATCATTTCATATTAAAAATAATATAATTACTGAAAAAAATATAGATGAATTTATTAATAAATCTAGAGAAAAAAATATTGATATTGGATTATTTGATTCAACAGAACGCATTTTAAATAATTGTTTAGATTATGAAACAACTATTAAATTATACGAATCAGAAAAAGTATTATTACCATTAATGATACATGAAAATTATTTAAAAAAAATATTATGCAAAACAAAAGACTCATGGGAAAATATTATGTTTAATATTATTAAAGTATCTGATTCTATTTCACGAGGAGATAATATTGAAACAAGTATTTATACTGATCAAAATTGGTATTTACAAAATATACATGGATTTTATACATGTATAAATACTTCTTTTTGGATTAATAAAACAAATACTCCTTATAAAATTACACATAAAGATATTAAATTTAGTAGCGACCTTAATAAAACATCTCTAAAGAATATAAATAGAAAAAATATTAATAATTTATCAAAAATTATTAATAATAAATCTAATCAAGAAATTCTTTTAATTAATAAAATTTGTAATCATTTAATACAAACAAAAAATGAAAATAAATTAATTACTATTTTAAATGGATATAATAAAGATATTACTATAAAAGAAATTGAATTATGTTTAAAAATTGATAAAACAATTGATTTTACTGTATTAACATCCAAAGATAAAAAAAGAATTACTAAACAACTTAAAAATACTGATTAATATTATATATATTTTTCATTAATTTTAGATATAGTTATAAATTGTATATTTGTATCAATCATTGGTGTAAAACACCATATATCATCTGATAAATATAAAATTAAATCAATTATCCATTCTAATTGTTGATTATTATCTATATAAACTGTATCTTGTGTTAATAATTGATAATAAAAATTAATTTTTTCAGAATTATTATTTTCAAATAAATGATTAAATTTTTTTAGCTTGCTTATATATTTTATTTGCGATACACTAACACCTGGAATTGATGATGCCCAAATCCATAGTTTTGTAGTAGTTTGATAAATTCCAAAAAAATGATAGTCGCCTATTAATAATAATTTTTTATTATCTAAAATTTTTATTTGCGTTTTAGTATCTTTCCTATTCTTATTAAAATCAATAGTAAATTTTTTTTTAGGATCTAATAATTTTTGTATTTCTTTACTTTTAGTTTCTTTATTTTTAATTATTTTATTTATTATTGACATTATATATTATTTAGAAAAAATAATATATAATATCTATAATAATATATATATAATGGTTTTTGAATTAAATAATAATTTACTTTTATTTATAGTATTTGGTATTATTGTTTTATGGGTATTCACCAATACTAATAAAAATGTTAAAGAAAATTTAGCAGACTTTAAAAGTGAAAGTAGTAATAAAATAGACCAAAATATGTGTTCTAAACAATGTTGTAAATTTGCTCAATGGCCTCTTCCTGAAGAATTATATGAACATACTATTCCCGAAGAACAATTAAGTAATTATATTGGCTCAAATTTTTCTTGTTCGGGAGGTGATAAAAGTGGATGCTTATGTATTACAAAAGATGAATCATCCTACTTATCTCAACGCGGTGGGAACTCATTAAATAATACTTGTAATTTATAAAAATAATTTAACATATATTATATTATAAAAATTATCTACCTAATTATAATATATGTTAAATTTTTTAGTTGAAACGAAGAATGAATACACTATTCATCTTGTTAATATTTTAACACCATTAATATTTGAAGGTATTCAATCAATTTATATTGAGTCTCTTAATATATCAAATACAGATAATGTTCTTAAAATATTTCAGTCATTTCTAAAAAGAATACCAAAATGGAATAGTGAATTAATTAATAAAGAAGCATCGCGTATTACTAATTCAACCCAAAGTTATGGATGGTTAAATGATTTAGTTAAAGCAACTATTAAAGCAAATTTAGTTATATTAATATATAATCCTACAGTTAAAACACAAACAAAAATGGACAATTCATTTTATCAAAATATTAATATAACTGATTTTATTCATAAAGTATATTGTGAATGCGCAAGAGAATTATGGAATAATCCTGATTTATTATTTCATAATTATCCTCCTTTAGAAATTAAACGCAACCAGAGACAATGTTTATCAATTATTAAAGATTGCATACGTGAAGCAATTAGAAAATTAATCCCGGTAAGACATATATTAAAAATTTATTTAGGTGAAGATATTCAATTTAATAATGTAAATGATGAGTTTGAAAAAGTATTAACTGATGCAGAAGAAAAAAATTTACCTAAAATGATAGAAAAAGATTTAAATGATAAACAACTTGCATTAAGTTATCATGGTTCTGAATTAAATGAAAATTATAATAAAGATAAACAAACAACTGACCCTGAGCAAACTATTAGAACTAAAATTTTTAATATACTTGAACAACCAGATAATAATAAAAAATTAGATGTCTCTAAACAACCAGACACATCAGACACATATGCAAATAAAAAATCAGATTCAAATGTATTTAAATCATTAGAAGAAAAAAATAATGTTAATAATAAATATAATAAAGAACACTCATTAACAATAGAAAACAAAATTAAAAATGTATTATATAATAAAAACAAAGAACAAACAACAGGTTCTAATAATAAATATTTAGATTTTAAAGATCATGATTCAGACTTACATACAAGTTTAAATTATTCCCTTGAAGACACAAGTAAATATCAAGAAATCTTTTCTAATTTTAATATGGTTCAAAATAATAAAGAACCAGCTCAGGAGAATAAGGGTGATAAGAAGTTTTTTAATGAATATATGCAATTCTAAATATTATTCAACAATAACTTTACTTTTATTTGTTGTAGGTGTTTTATAAATTTTAATTGATGGTGATATCATATCTAAAATAGCAAATACAATTGATGATGTTATACCAATCATTATTATTTCTTTTTGTTGTATTTTAGTATCTGGTATATATCTCATTGCAATTATAATAATTAAACTCATTAATATATATTTAATTAATCTTTGAGTATGAGATAAATGGCATTGTTTTATATAAGACATATTATAATAAGTTAGAAATTTATGTTTAAAAATTGTTATATTATATTTTTTTCTTTATTATTTTAATGAAATTAATTTTAAAACAATTTGGTATTATTATAGTTGTATTTAGTATAACTTTATGGGTTCAACAAATGGATGATAAAAAATATAACAAAACAAGAATTGATTTTTTTGATAAATATAAATTTCCACTATTAATGAGTGCAATTATTGGATTACTTATTAATGTTCCTGAACTAATTATGAAAATGAATACTAATGATAATCTTATACCTGTATCATTTATTAATAGTATTAGACCAAATGCCGAATTAGATAGTCCTATTAAACAGACTTTAGAAGCACTACCTTTTGAAAAACTAAGACATAATTGTGGAAAGGGAAATAAACTTTTTAATGAACAACAAGTATATACTAATTTACCTGACTTTTAATAAGGCACTAATTTACTAGACTTTTAATCAGATTAATCTTTGTAAATATAAAAATATATTATAAAAAAATGTTAGTAATAGTAATATGACTGTTAAAGAAGTTAGTTTTGGTGCAACTAGATTACCCATAAAACAATTTAAAATTAATGAAATGGTTGATCATTGCACTATTGCAATGATTGCCAAACGCGCTACAGGAAAGTCATTTTTAACTCGTGAAATTATGTATCAAAAAAGACATAGTATAGCAGCAGGAATTGCAATTAGTAGAACAGAAACATTAAATTCATTTTATTCAGAATTCATACCGGATAGTTATATCTATCCAGAATATAATAGTGATATATTAACACGTATATATGAAAGACAAGCACTTATTAATGAAGATAATAAAATTAGAATCAAAAATAATAAAAAACCAAAAGATGATTCTTTAATGTTAATAATGGATGACTGTATGAGTTCAAAAGGTACATGGTTAAAAGACCCAAATATTTTAGAATTATTTTTTAATGGGCGTCATCATCATTTATCATTTATATTAACCATGCAATATTCTGTTGGTATTCCTCCAGAAATGAGATCTAATTTTGATTATGTTTTTTTATTAGCTGAAGATACAATATCTAATCGTAAAAGATTATATGATCACTATGCAGGAATGTTTCCTTCATTTGATATTTTCCAACAAGTATTTACTGATATTACTGATAATTATGGTATTATGGTTATTGATAATAGAGTACATTCAAAAAATTTAACAGATAAAGTATTTTGGTATAAAGCTAAGAAAGTCCCAACATTTAAAATTGGATGTAATAAATTTCATAGATTTCATAAAAAAGCATATGATGATGAATGGAATA